TTTTTATTCTGAAAATGAATACCAAAAAATAACTGATAAAACGTTTAACTCAACACTTGTAAATCACTACATTAAAAATGTATGGAGTAGAAAGACCTTCAAATGAAAAAAATAACTTTTACAGCATTAACAGACCGTACTTTAAAACTTGAACCAAATCCAACACCAGCAAGTATGCATAGTCCAGCATGGTACAAAAAAACACCCAAATATGAATCTGCAAACGGCGGTTCGCAGTCAATAGTTGAGTTTTTAAAAATTGACAACTTTCATATGACATTTAAAATGTGTCAACCATTTACCGATGCTTTAGTTTCTGGTTATATGATTACTCTTCCAGCGACAATTGTGGTTACACAAACACTTAATTCTGAAGGAGTTTTTTCTCCAAATATAAGATGGAACACCAATTGGGATATTGTTGATGCTCAAAGCCCTTTTGTAGCAAGTAAGTTACCAAAACCAGAGGGGTACTCTTCTAATTTATTTAGATGGATTTCAAATTGGAAAATTGAAACCCCATTAGGTTATAGCGCATTGTTTATGCATCCTATATATAGGTATGACCTTCCATTTCATACCTTGACTGGGTTTGTAGATACTGATAAAAATCCTAATCCTCTTCTACTTCCTTTTTTTGTAAAAGAAAATTTTGAAGGAGAAATACCTTTGGGAACACCTATTGCACAAGTGTTTCCTATCAAAAGAGATTCTTGGGAAAGTAATATATCACAAAACATTTTGGACCCTTACGGACCCATGAGAGTAAAGCAAACTTTTCAAAGAGCGTATAAAAAATTGTACTGGTCTAAAAAATCTTACAAATAGTTACAAACTTTTAGAAAACTCTATCCAAGATTTTTTAAAAACATCCAAAGAAAAACGAGAGTTTATGTGTTGTGCAGCATCTTTAGGGTCATACAGGTTTGACTGTACTCTTTTAATTGCATCATTCATAGTTTTTGCAAAAACCTCAACATGATTATTGTTTTCAATTTTATAAACCATACCCTGCTGTTGCCCAACCTCAACCAAAGCATCTTGGTCACTGTGAACTGGGATGCAGTTTGCACTAATGGCTTCTCCTAATGAAATGCAAAAAGTTTCATCAAAAGAACAGGGATAAGAAAAAATATGAGATTCTGAAAGAACTTTTCTTACAGTTGTATGAGGAGTAAGGCCATAGAACACTACTCTTGAATCAAACTCAATACCTGGAGCAGAAATATCTGGGTAAAAATTGCTAAAAACATTGACTTCAATATTGCCTTCAATCAAGGGCATTGCATTTAAAAGAACTTCTAATCCCCTATCTGCACTTGAAGTATATATGGCTTTTACTTTATTTACATTTTTAAATCTTAATACGTCATTTTCTACTGGTTCTATTACATTTGAAATAACAACTACTTTATTTCTGTCTATTCCTAAATCTTTAACTACAGAGTTTTTTAAATGGTTAGAGACTACAACTACTGCTTTTAATTTTTTTAAAAATAAAGGATGACTAAATTCATACAATAAATTGTAATTAAACTGATTAAATGGATTGTGTAACCATAAAATTGTATCTTTGTCATCTTTTAAAAGAGATTCAACAGAAGGCATGTAACCAGGCGCTATCATGCAGTTAAACTTGTTTAATGTTGGAACTAATGACTCTACATGAGTTTTAAACAGTCTTGCCATGTGTTCAGTTCCGCCATAGACTTCAGAGTTAACTTGAAACATTACTTTTCTCCAAACTGAGCCCACCAATGCTCATAGTATTCTTTGTCTAAATAAACTTTTTTAATATGTCGTGCAATAGCGCCTGTGTGAGCAAAAACTGGAATTTCTTGTTCTCTTAGTTTCTCAAAAAAAGAAATGTCCTCACTTTTTATAGGCTTAATCAAACTAACATCGAAAAGATTGCCTTTTTTGTAAACTTTATACAAAGCATCTATTACAGACCTATGAATTAAAAGTAATCCCATACCAGCAGCATCTACTTGAACTAACGCATTATCAGGTAAAGGATGTACTGACTTATAGTCTTCTTCTTTTTTGTCATATAAAAAAATACATGGAAAAGGCATCCTTAAAACCCCATCAGTAGCCTTATAAGTCATGTACACACCAGTAATGACTGGAAATTTATCTTTATCTGCCACATCCCACAAATTATCAAAAATGTCTGGAGTTATGATTATGTCGCTGTCTAGCCAAAGCAACCAATCAGCAGTCTCATCTTCATACCATGAGTCCAATAAGTCTTGTCTTTGCCTAAAGATTTCGTTGCCCATCCTGTGTGTTACTGAGTACAAAGGGATATTACGCTGTTGAAGGCGCAGCATCACTGCTATTACGCTGCTCATAAACGGACTTTCAACTGTGGAAGGGTCACACCAAGCGATGGTTATTGTTTCTTCAGGAGAGTGCATGAGAAAAACATACCACATTGACACCGCTTTGAGGTAAGTCCCACCCTACAATTGTCACTATGCGTGGAACTAAAGTTCAGGGTCGATTTAAAATAGACTTCGAAACCAAGTCTATGGATGAGGGCATGATTGATGAACTACGCGACCCTGTAGGAACCATAGTCAACTGGTGGCTCTGGAACCCAACAGAGTTTGATGAGAACTATGAAGACTTTACAGACCCTATATACGATGTAAGTAATCAGACCGATGGTCTTGGTCGTCGCTGGGATGAGCCTTTTGATTTGCCCGTTATTTTGGCGCAACAAATTCGTGGCAATAACGTAATGAATGAACGCGGTTTTTATACAGTAGATACTTTGCGCCTAGTAGTTGCAGTCGATGATATAAACAGACTTCTTCCAGCAATGATTAGCGACCCAACGGCCCATATTAAGGACCGACTAATTTTCCAGAACACCGTGTTTACCCCTACCCGTGTAAACCCACGAGGAAGGTACAAAGAACGCTATTCTGTTGTTACAATTGACTGTAACCAGGTCAATGCTGAAGAGTTGGTCAATGACCCACAATTCCAGCAGTACGCAGAATAGGAGCAACATGACTTTTGAACCAGAAATCGACGTAGACCTCTTTGACGAAGATTTGGTAGAAGAAATTGACCATGAATTTGATATGGCCGAAGACTATGATGACCATGCTTGGGACGAAGAAGAACTAGTAGAAGAGGAAGAGTAATGGCAAATAAAAAAGCAACAGCAAAACAAAAGGGCAAGGTTGAAACCGTCATGCGGGAGTACAAGTCTGGCAAATTAAAGTCAGGAAAAAAGGGACCTGGTAAAGGACCTGTAGTTAAGTCACGTAAGCAGGCCGTTGCTATCGCTATGAGCGAAGCAGGAATGTCTAAAAAGAAAAAATAATGAAAAGACGTAAAAGAACGCCTGGTGCTCGCGCAGGAAAAGCCCCCTCTAAACAAGTAAGAACAACTTTAACTGAAGCAAAATACTCTTCAGGTGGCGCTAAATTAAAGAGGAAGAAAGGCGGCTTCGTACGCAAGCCAAAGCCCCCAATACATTACAAACGTAAGAAAGTGACCTTTGACTAATGGCAAAGACAATTAAGGTTCAAGGAACAAAACACACCGTTAAGAAGAACAAGAAAGGCGATGTGATTGTCGACCACGAAGCCAAGGCTAAGGCTGGTAAGTGGGACAAGATTAACTTGACCAAGAAGGGCGGCTCTAAGACCGTTGAAGAGGGCGTCAAGGCTGTAAAAGATTGGCACAAGAAGAATCCTCACAAGAAGGTGAAACGTGGCAGCAAAAAAGACAAGTAAGTCAAAAGTAAACCAAGCAGGTAACTACACCAAGCCTGGTATGCGCAAAGCGCTCTTTAATAAGATTAAGGCTGGCTCCAAGGGTGGAGACCCAGGAGAATGGAGCGCAAGAAAAGCACAACTTCTTGCCTCTGAATATAAGAAGGCAGGCGGAGGGTACAAGAACTAGAATGGCCCTTGCTAAATCACAGAAGTCCTTAAAGAAGTGGTCACAAGAGAAGTGGCGTACTTCCGATGGGAAAGAGTCTAAAGGTAAAAAGAGATACCTGCCAGATAAAGCATGGGATAGTCTTTCTCCTTCAGAAAAGGCTGCTACTAACCGCGCTAAAGCCGAAGGCAATAGCAAAGGAAAGCAGTTTGTAAAACAACCCAAAAAAATTGCCGCAAAGACGGCAAGACACCGATAGGAGATACCCATGTGTAGCACTTGTGGCTGTATGAAGCCGAAAGATAAGCACGGAGAGAAGACTCTAGCCGCTGCTAACAAGAAGTATGCCAAGAAGAAGAACGACAAGAAGAAGGAGAAAAAGTAATGGCTCTCTCCTGTAATATGAAGAATTGTAAGTGTAAATGCAATGTTTGCAAAGGAAAGAAATAATGGCGCTAAAAGGTAAACAAACCAAACTTGACTTAAACAAGAACGGCAAACTTGATAAGGAAGACTTCTCAATGCTACGTGGCAAGAAGGGCGCTGCTAAAGCCAAAGGCAAGAAGCAGGCTATGCCAAGAAAGAAGGGCATGTAGTGAAGAAGCCACCTATGAAGGGCAAGTACACCAAGAAGTCCGATGAAAAGATGGACTCCTACTTGACCAAGAAGGCTGGTCTTGACAAAGAAGAAAAAGAAGAGTTTGAGAAGAAAGACAAGGCTCACGGAAAAAAGAAGAAACCGAAGACTCTTCAAGAGGATGTCAAGATTGATAAGAAGATTATCAAGGGCATAAAGAAGAAAGAAAAGGCCCACGAAAAGAAGGAAGGCAAGAAGGGCGAGAAGGCCGAAGAAAAGCGGGAGAAGAAAGAAAAGAAGTAGCAAGTTGGAGCCCCGAAAGGGGCTCTTCTTGTTTATCCTAGCCTTATCGGAAATCCGTGCGGACTCCGTGTAGCACCCACTACTTGCGATAAAGGGGATATAAATGGCTTGGAAGCCTTGGTATGAACGTGCCGCTGAAATGAACGGCAAAGAAGTTGAAGAGTTCATGCGTGGCGTTTTTGGTTGGAAACCAAAAGATAAACGCCCAATTATTACTGGTCTTATCGCAGGCTACGTTGGTGGCAAAGTCGCTGCGAAGGACCTAAAGAAGAAGTGAATCGACAAAAATTAAACAGCGCCCTTAATCAAGCCAGTCACGAAACGACCAGGCTTCTTTCCGCACACCTGCGCACGGAGGCTCGCAAGAGCGGATGGTCAGATGATGTCGTGCGCTCTATGAACGTTACCTACGACAAAGATGGCTTTGCAGCGCATGTAGACGCTCGTAATCACGTCAAAGCCTTAGATTTAGAGTACGGAACTCCTACTACTCAACCAACTGCTGCAGTTCGCCGTTTTAGTAATCGAACAGCAGAGGCTCAACATTTCTTTGTAAACCGTCTCTTCAAGCATATCGAGGATGACCTATGAGTTTCCTACTTGATGAAGATGAAGCGATTCGTGACCTACTACTCGGTATGACTGTTACAGACCAAAAGCAGAATACCTCCCGCAATGTCGGTGTATGGTTTGGACAACCTGACCAAGAGTTACGTGAGCAGAAGTATCCCTACATAACTATAGATATGATTGATGTTGCTGAAGATTTCACACGTGCTATGCGTGGCAAGGTTCGCCCTGCATATATCCAAGACCCAACCGTCATGGTTACTGGTGTACAAGGAACTCAGTCAGTTCAGTTTGTTCAACAAGTAAACTTTAATAATAATGACCATGCCTGGGAAATTGATTACCCAATTCCCGTAAACATCGACTATCAAATAACTACATACTCACGTCAACCACGTCATGACCGCCAAATTCTGGCGCAATTACTATACACAAAGATTCCACTTCGATACGCTGTTCTATTGACGGGACCAAACACTGTCTATGGTACACATCGTCGCTTGGATGTTCTGGATATTGCAAAACGCGATGTTTCAGAAAATGGCAAACGGTTGTTTGTCAATGCAATCACTGTGCGTATCTCATCCGAGATTGCACAAGAAACCTTCACCAAACTCTATAAGGCGCAAGAACTTACTATCACTGGTGTTACAGACGACGAAGGCAATACTGATGGAAGTCAGGTTATTGGTCGTGGTCAATTCACTGCAATTCAAGGCATAACTATTACGGCACCATAAGGAACAACCTCAACTTAGTTAGGAGAAAAGATGTCATTTAGTCGCCCAGGCGTTTATATTACAGAACGCCTATTACCAGCAACACTTCCGCAAGGACCAAGTGCTGATGCTGCTGGTGCAGTAGTTGCGCCTTTTGCACAGGGACCAGAAACGGTAACTCGTGTAACTTCTTGGTATGACTTTACCAAGTACTTTGGTGGATATAACGCTTCTTATCCAGCAACATTTCAGGTAGCAGCATTCTTCCAAAACGGTGGACGCGAACTTTATGTTCAACGTCTACTTGCATCAAACGCTGTAAAAGCCGATACCGACCTAGTCGACAGTGGTAGCGCAGCACAAGTTAACATTCAATCAAAAAATGCTGGAACTGATGGAAACAGCCTTCGTGTTGTTCTTTCAGCAGGTCAGGTAGCCAGCACATACACACTTACTTTGTACAAAGAGTCAGGTGTAGCAAATGATATTTCTGACGACATTCTTCTTGAGCGATATGAAAACATCGTTTTTGATGATGACACGTCAAGTGATTACGCAGAAACAGTTATAAACGTTGTTTCACCTAACATCACAGTAGCAGTTGATTCAGGTTATGCAGGACAGTCTTTGACTTCTGCAACCTATCCACTTGCAGGTGGTTCAAACGGAACTGCAACAGCATCTACTGATTACACCAACTACAAGGCTGGTGGTTCATCAGTATTTACTAGATTCTCAAATCTTGAGCGTCCACTTGTAATGTTTCTTCCAGTTGTTAACGCTCTTGCTTCTGGAACAACAGCAGTATTTGATGCAGCAACTTCTTGGGCAGAAGATAACAACGGATTCGTTGTTGTTGATACTGACCCAGATTTAACTCCAGCAAACGCTGTTAGCGCTGCTGCTGCTCTTGCAGATACCAGTTTTGCTGCTGTCTATTACCCGCAATACTTCATTGCTGACCCACTAGGACGTGGCGCTGGTGCGCTTCGTAAAATTGGGCCATCAGGT